TTTAATATTTAATTTTTTACTTAATTTTTTAAAAAGAGCTGATTTCATAACATCTTCTTTAAATATTTCTTTTTTTTCTTTTACTTTTACTTCATAATTACGAAATCCATCTAATGTTTCTAAAGGACTTGCATTTTTTTCTAAAACCCAATTTAAAGTTGAAAGAGCAAATAATAAAAAAATATAGTCATAAGAATACTTATTAGAAATTTTAGAAAGTTTTTCTTTAATTAATTTTATTTCTTTTAATATTTCATTTTCTTTTTTCATCGTTATTTATTAATAATAATATTATTTTAAATCCTTGTCAAGCCTTCTAATCCTTGATATTTTCTTTAACTAAACCACTTTTTTTATCAATAAAGAATTTTTTTAATTGTTTTTCTATAAGACCAACTCCTTCTTTATCGTTTTTATGAAGTTTTTCAATTAAACTAGATAATATCATAAAATGTTTTAGAATTATTTTTTCACATTTTTCTGTCATTATTTTTTTATCTTTCAATGCTTCATAATCTGGATTACTTTTTTCAGTGTCAACTCCTCCATTTTTATTTGGTTTAAGAATCATTTCAAAAATTAAAGGAGAATAACCATATTCAAGAAGACCAGTTTCAGTTAAATTTTTTATTTTTAATAAAATTAATAAAGATTTAGGCATTGGATTTGAAGAATTTTCACTATTTTTTTGTTCTTTTATAAAAAGTAAGTATTTTTTATCTTTAAATTCTTTTTCTATTAAAATTGATAAGGTTTTTAAAGAAGTTATTATTAATTCTTCATTTTCTTTTAATTCTTCTCTACATTCTATTAATTTAGACAAATTTTTACCAACGATTTTTCTTATTTCTTTTTCTTTCTTATTCATTTTTTTAAATTATTATTTATTTATAAGAACTTAATGAGCAAATATCCATATCAACAGCTAATTCTATTAATTTATTATTTTTAGACATTTCTTCTACAGGATTAACAATATTAAAATTATCACTATGAAGAATTAAACTTCGTATTCCATTTACATTTCTTTTCTGGCTTTCTGGTAATTGTTTAACTTTTTTATAATCTTCTTCTACTGTTTTAGAATAATTTTCATTTAAAAGAAATGTATGTAAAGTTATTCCTTTCATATCTTCTTTTTTTAAATTAATAGAATCTTCTCCGTCTGTTATTAATAAAATATCAATATCTTCAAATTTTTTCTTATCTCGTTTAATATCACGAACAGCTGTGTCAATAGCATTTTGAATATCAGTTCCACCTCCAGAAAACGCTTGAGTTGAAATTAAATTATCAATTTCTTTTGCTTCTTCTTTATTCGTTGCTGATAATAATGAGTAAGGACTTTCATCAAACATTCTTAAAAAATACTTAGCTTTTCCAGAAACTACTCTTTTTAATAATTCTTTTGTAACAGACCTAGCAAAAGTTTCTCTAGCAAAGTGCATTGAACCTGAAACATCTAATAAAACATAAAATGCTTGTGATATTTTTCTTTTTCTTAAATAATCTTTAATAATTAAATCTCCATTAAGATATTTTCCATAAAACAAATCATCATCCATTGCCATTTCACAAATACTTGCTCTAGTAATTTGCTCTGATTTTTTAATTTTTGACATTCTAAAACCATCTATTGGCAAATTAGAAGATTCAACTTCTACTGTTGAAGTAAAAGTATTAACAAGACTATTATTATTGCCAAGGTTAAGAGAATAATACTCAGAAAAATCTAAATTTTTAATTACTTGTGTCATTTTGTTAAAAACACTTCCCTTTTCTTTTCCTGAAAGATTTTGTGAACGAAGAATTTTTTCTAATTCTTCTAGATTTTTATCTGATTTAGAACTTTTTTTCAATTTTTCAAGTTCTGTTTTATTTAAGAGTTTATTACTAAACTCAGAAACAAGGTCTAATCTTTTATTTATAGAACTTTGAGAATTTTGTGTTTTTTTCTTATTATCATCATCTGAACTTCTTCTTGTTTTTATTTGATTATCATCTAAACTAGAATTACCAAAATTAAGAGAATTTTTGTCTTGATTATTTTCTCCAATAATTTCCATAAGAAATTTACATCTTTCTAAATTATCATCTGTTTTATCACAAATAATTTTAAATAATTCTGATTCTTTAAATTTTTCTAAACTTTCTTTTCTTTCCATATCTTCTACAACTGTTTTTTGGAAAGAGGAAATTAAAAAGTTAGAATAATCTTTAATTCTATTTGTATAAACCTCATTTAATGAAAGAAAATTTTCATTTTCTGGATTTACAAAAACAGAAAAAACATCAAAACCATAATCATCAAAAATAGACTCTTTAATTCTATTTCTAATTTGTTCATCAGGGTTAACTCCTCCTTTTTTCAAAGAAAGAGCAAGATTATCTTTTATGTAATAAGGAAGAAAAATTTCGTTAATTTTTTCTTCTGGAATAGGATTTGTTTTTGTTACTCTCATAATTTTTAATATTATTATTCTGTAGCTCTAGCTTCTTTTGTTATTTTATCAATTTCTTCTTGAAGTTTAGAAATTTTTTGTCTTAATTTATTTTTTATCTCAGCAACTTCTCTTTCGTAAGCATCTGGTAATTTACCTCCGATAGTATTTTTAATCTGTTCTATTTGGTCAAGGTAAAGTTTTGAACCTCTTACTAATTTAATTAATTCGCCAGGATTAAGTTTCATTATATCTGTTTTAATAATTCCTTCTGCAACTTCTTTTATTTCATCTAATTGGTCTTTTATTTTTAAAATAGCAACAGCTTTACCTAAAGAAGCACTAAAAACTGCTTTTTCATTGCTACTTGTATCATTCAGCTTGCACAACACATATTTTAATTCAGCAATGTCATCAGCATTTACTTTTTTTCTACCATTTAATAAAGCACTAGCTTTAACTACTTTTAACCCTTTATTAGCAACTCTATTTGAAATAAATTTATTAGTTTCTCGTTTAAAATCATCTATTAAACTATAATAAACAGAAAGAATTTCATCATCAAAACTAACAGTATTTGGAGAACAAACAAGATTTGAAAGAGCTTCAACTTGTGCTAAATCAATAGTAATAGAAGGTTTAAATTCTTGTGTCCCATCTTCAGCTATATAATTCTTAAACATCTCAGTCATTTGTCTTTGAGACATATTTGAATTACTTTTTGCTTTAAAAATAAATCTATCAACTACTGCTTGTGTTTTTTCATTTTCAATTGAATAATTAGCTGTAGCAATAGCAGTCATTAATTTAGCATTGACAATTTGCTTTCCTCTACTCCATTTCCTTTCATTCAACACTCCAAGTAATGTTCTTAAAGTATCTTCAGACGCATCAAATAGCTCATCAAAAAAAGCAAATTGAGCATCTAATAACATTCCATCTGTTTTTCTAACATACTCTCCTTTATCTTTGTATTTCTGAACATCTACAGGACCAAAAATTGCATCATCTGTAATTTCTTTATTCATATGAATAGAAAATAAACTAGAATTTTTAAAACTCTGAAAAACTCTAGAAGCTAACATTGATTTTGCAGTTCCTGGTTCACCTTCAATATAAAGATGTTCTCGTGTTAAAATAGCATACTTTAATTGTTTCAACTCTTCATCAACACCAACTAACCCTAAATTTTTACTAGTGAAGATTTTGTTAAATTCTTCAATCGTTTTTTTCATAACAATATTGCTTTTTGTAGCAGTATTGTTTTGTTTTGTTTTTTTTATTACAATTTTTTATTTATTAATTATTTTATTCTATCTAATATTAAAAATTTATAATTATACCCATTATCAATTCCACTTTCTTTCCTAATAATATAAAACTCTTTTTCATATTCTGGAAAAAAAGTATCTGCTTTAGGAGAATCATCTACAATCGTCAAAATTAGCCTGTCAGCGATTTTTATAAAGTTTCTGTATATTTCTCCGCCTCCTATAACGAAGAATGAGTTTGGCAAGGTTTTGTTTGTTTGTGAGCGAGATAATACTATTAATTTCCTTCCAAATAAATTTCCCATTGATTCAAAAGTTTTTCTTCCAACTACTAGTGTTTTTCCCATTGTTATTTTTCTGAATCTAGCCATATCTTTTGGAAGTTTCCAGAGAAGTTTTTTTTTATAACCTAATTCTCTATTTTTTCCTATAACAGCTATTAAAGTTATCATTATTTATCTTATTACTAATTCTTTTTTTTCTAATCTTGCCACACTATTAACTGTTTCTATCCATCTATCTTTATTTTCACCTCCTACATATTTAGTAACGATTTTATCAACAGTATTAAACCCTTGGTCAAAATAAACTTCTTTTAAGATTCTAGCACAGTCTTTTACTCCTTCTTCTGGCGAATTATACCATTTTAAATAACTTCCATCTTTTCTAATTCCTCCTGGAGGTTTTATGCCCCAATAATTATAATTATTATAATCTTTCCAATGATAAAATTTCTTTCCATAAGTGCTTTCAGCTTTTGCTATACCAACTATTAAATAAGGGCTTATTCCATAATAATTTTCTGCTAAATATTCTTCCATACCTTCCATTGGAGTTCCTTTAATAATTTCAAATAAATCTTCTGGTATTCAATGACTTATTTCTTCTTTTTTTTCTTCACTTTTTTCTGAAGCTTCTTTTTCTATTATAACTTTTTTTTCAGTCATAATAGCTTTTTTAGAACTCCAACTTTCATCTTTAATGTCTTGTAACCAATTTATATCGTCTTTATGAGTAATTGTATAACTAATTTCTTTCCAATACTTGAAGAAAAGAGGAATAGTTATCAAACTGTAAAGAACAATAAGAAAAATTACGACATTTTTGGTTTTAACAACCTTTTCTCTTAAATATTCATTTTGTAGTTTCATTTGTTTTGTTTTTTAATTATTAATTAATCCTACATATTCATTATAACATTTTTTTACTTTATTGTCAAGAGAATATTTATATTTTAGAGTAAGTAAGCAAAAATCTGGTTTGGAAACAAAATCCCTAGTCGTAAGGAAAAAAAACCTAACCAAATTTCTTAGTTCAGAGAAGTAGATTTTACTGAATGCTTACCTACTCTAAAATATAAATTTTTAAATTACTTTGTATATGATTTTTCTAACATCAAATCTTGTTATAATGTATTTTTCTTCTTTATGTTCTGTATTTTGAATATGAATATTAACATAAGGTTTACCATTAATAGAAACACGAGGCTCAATTTCTTTTATAATTGTCTGTAAAAAAATTAATTCTCCTGCTTCAACAAAATTTTGTCCTATTTTAATTTTATCTCCATCTTGAAATACTACTAAATAAACCTCTCTTTTCATTTTTTTCTTGTTTAAAATTATTTTCTCGTGGATAGTGATGGAGTTGCACCACCCGAGTTTTTCAACAACTGGTTTACAGCCAGCACCGCTACTACTTACGGGATTAACTATCCATTTTACTGACTTAACCTAGCGTTAACTTCTTTTTAAACCCTTAAATTATCTGTGATAATTGTATAGTTTAAAAATAGGATAAATAAGTAAAATTTTACTTGGAAAGTTCTTCAATTCTAATCTCTTCTGCTTCTGCTTCTAATAATTCTTCTACTTCAAATGTTCTTTGTTTTTCTGAATATGTGAGTTCTTTTTCAAACTGCAAATCTTCTTTAAGTTCTGCGAGGATTCTACCTTCTTCGGAACTAAGAGATTTTTTTTGTTCTAAAAGTTTTTTTAATAATTTGTATCTTTCTATTAATGTATTCATTTTTATATTATTAATACTAACATTTTTTTAATTTGTTGTCAAGATTAAATATGAAAATCTACAGCAGTCAATAAAGTATCTTCTGGAAGAGATTTTATGATTTTTTTGTATTTTTTTTCCCATTCTTTTTCTTCTTTATTATTACTTGACATACCATAATAATTCATTTCTCCTTTTTCAATCCATTTTCCGTCTTTTATAATACAAAACGGAGTTGAAACGCCTCTAAAATCTATATCTTTTTTTATAGCTGAATTTGCTCTGTTTTTTAAAAATTCTTCTCTTTTTTTAATTTGTTCTTTATTCATAAATAATTTCTCAACTTTTGAAAGTTTTTCTGATTTTCCTTTTTTCCCTTTTTTAAGTTTAAAAAAACCAGTCCATCTTCCTCCGACTAAATACCAATCCCATTTAGCATTTGGATTAAACCAATGACCAAAATCTCCATTTTCGCAATCACCTGAAAAGTAATAATTCTGAAGTATTTTTATGAAATTTTTTTCTTTTAGTAATTTTTCTGTTTCTTTAATTTCTTTTTCATATTTTTTATCAGTTTTATTTCTAAGTTTATATTCACAAAGTATTGATTTTGTTTTTTTTTCAAAATCTTCTTTTTTAATTTCAACTTGAAATTCAGCTCTTTTATCATTTCTTTTTTGTAAGTCTGATAAATCAAGTTCCCAAAAAGGTTCTAATTGTTTTTCAACTTCTTCTCCTATTACTATTCCTACAAAATGCGACATTTTTTTTAAAATTTAATTATTATTCTTTAAATTGACCATCCATTTCTGAATATCCTTTTGGAATTTCTTTTTCTATTGAAATAATCTGTCTTGACCAAAAACCAATTCTAGCATCATCATCATTATGATAATCTCCTCCTCCACGACCGTTCCCTTCTGCGGTTAAGAGTGAAAGTGGATGTATTTTATATCCATATTCATCTTTTTTAATTTTTGATTTATCAATAAATACTTTTAAAGAATGATTTACTAAATACCGATATTCTTCAGGAATATCTTTCATATTTTTTCCAAGTTCTTTTATGGTAATTTTATTTTTTTTAACATTACCATAAATAGAATGAATATTTTCTCCTTCTGGAAATTTTTTTGTCTTAGTATCGGGTTCTGAATCAGCATAATCGCCAGCCCAAACTATTCTAGTTTTATACCATTTACCTTTTGGCATTAAAAATCGTTCTACTACATTCATCATTGGATTTCCAATATAAGAATGTTCCATTAATTTTAAACCAACAAAAAAAATATTTTTGCTTGCTTTGCTGAAATCGTGAGAAATTATATACTCTTTTGTATCCAAATTAACTGGATAATAATACTGACCCATACTTATTTTTTATTAAGAATTATTTTTTATTAACGGACTAAAGCCCAAACAATGTGTCCAGCAAGGTAAATTATTGTGAAAGAAAACAATGCTATGTAGCCTAAATTTTCTAATTTCATTTTTGTTTATTATTAATTATTACATATATAGTATAACAAGTTTTTAAAATATTGTCAAGAGAATATTAGAATTTTAAAATCTTCCAATTTTCAAAAACTAACGACTTTTTTAAGTAAGGGATTGAAAAAACACCTCTATTTGTTTTGACTTTTAAAAAAACTGTTTCTTTTTTAGTAAGAAGATGTTTCCAGAATGATTTTTCTTCAAATTCAATAAAGTATTTATGATTATTTTTTATCCCCATTAATTTTGTTTTAAAATCTTCTTGATTACCTTTAAATCTTGCTAACATAAAATTTTAATTAATTTTTTTATAATTAATGTATAGTCCTGATTTATCTTCGTAATTTAAATTTTTAAAATCTTCTCTGTAAACAAGAGATTTATCAAAATCGGCAATAAATCTTCTTGGTTTTTGCCATTTTTCACATTTTTTTATAAAATTTTCTCCTTCTTGAATTGTTTCAAAAATTTCAAAAGTAGAATTATCCGAACCTTTTTCTGTTTTATAATCTACACCAAATAAAATTTTCATCATTATAATTGTTTATTTATTATTTTTTGAATTGATTTGTATAAAAGTTTTTCATCTAATTCTATTTCAGTGAATATTACAGTTGAATCTTGTGATTTTACATACATTTTTTGAGGAAGAAAAAATTCTTTTAAATCTTCTTCTCCTACTGCTTCTAATTCGTCATAAGAATTTCCTCGGATAATTATTATACAAACCTTTTCTTTCATTTTTCTAGATTAATAATATCTCCGATTATATCAACTACTCTTAAACTTTCACTTTCTTGATATTCAGTTCCTGCTAATAATTGATTTTTATCTTTGAAAAGTTTTTTAGCAAATTTCTTAAATTTAATAGTATTTACTTTTTGATTAGTAAATTCTCCTAAATAATCCATTTCTTTCGCTTTATTTCTAAATTCTCTTAATAAAGCTTGTTCGTCATAAACTTTTACATCTTCTTTTTTTATTACTGAAAATTTCTTTCCATAAAAAACTCTAGAATTAATATTTTCTTGATTGAAACTTTCTAAGATTTCTGATTCAAAACCTTCTTTTACAACAATAAGCTCTTTTAATTCAGCTCTTAGTTTTTCAATTGATTTTCTTATTACTAAGTAATTTTTAATTTTTGGATGTAATTCTTTTCTTTTTATCATTTTGCTTTTTTAATTTAATTAATCCTTTTATTTTTTGATTAAATTCTTCATCTTCGTATCTTTCGTCAATTTCTTCTTTATGCCACATAACTGTATCAGATTCTCCTGTTATGCAAGGTCCACACATATCTAAACTTTTATCTTCATAAAATAAAGGATTATAAATTCTAGCACCACAAGAACTACATACAGGAAAATCTTCGTGGTCAATTGCTTTAGTAAACATTGGAATACTTACATAACCATAAATAGGTGGGTATTTTTTATTTAATTTTAAATTTTTTGGAATTTTTTTCATTTATAGTATATTACTGCTTTATTTCCAATTTTTCTAATAAACAAAACAATATAATTTAACATCTCCATTTCTATAATTTTTAATTGAATAGCTTCGCTAGTATTTTCAACTATAGATTTTGGATTATTTTTATAATATTCTGCTAATTCTAAATCTTTTTTTGTAAACATAATTTCAACTCCTTTCTATTTTTTATGATTTAATACTCTTCTTATTTGACTTTCTGTTAACATTCCCCTTTGTTCAAAATCTTTTAATAATCTAGATATTATACTAGCTGTTTTTACAATTGATGATATTTTACCTGCAAAAAACCCAATAAGCAGTGCTAATGTAATCGCTAATAGTGGCATTTTTATTTATTTTAATAATTATAATTTAATAATATCTTCTTTTTTTATAAAACCTGCACATACTGGACATTTTTCTAATCTGAAAATCGTATTATTATTTTTATCCATTTCTTTAATTATTTTTTTACCATTTTTAAATATTTTTTCCATTCCTGAATAAGTTATAAAACCTGAATGTCCACAATCACTTATGAAATATTTATGATGATTTTTAAAACGATTTTTACATTCATCACAACCAGCCATATCAAGAATTTTACCATCTTTTGTGAGATTTTTAGGACTATTAAATGCAAGAGTTTTTCCTAATTTCTTATCAATCGCAAGACCAGTATCTTTTCCACAAAAAGCACAACTCATTAATCTAATAAATTCTTCTTTTTCTTTCATTTTGATTTTAATATACTTCTTAATATTTTTACTGATTTATATCCTTTTAATTTTCTTCCACCCTTATCAGTTAATTTTTTATTAACTACTTTTCTTAAATTTTTTACCGAACCTACATCCACTGAAGAAAATCCCATTATTCTATTATATTCTTGTTCGTTCATATTATTTTCTTAATGAACTAATATTAAATTCGCTTATTCTTTTTTCTCCGCAATATAAATCTCTTTCTATTCCAAGACCTGCAAAACCTTTTATACTTTCAAGTTCTGAAAGAGCAAAACAACCCCATTCATCGCAATCGTCTCCAAAAATACTTGCATATCCGAAAAATAGAACATCATCTAATTTATACCCTTTTTTTAAAGCATCTTCTTTTGCTTTATAAGAATTAGTGCATTTAATTACTCCTTCTTTATTACTAAGCCTGTATTCAGTAATTTCTGTAACATACCAAGTTCCTGCTCCACAAGCATTGAAAAACTTAATAACAACAATGGGATTTTTATCATTTTCTTGATTTCCGACTTTTTCAAATCTTTTTTCTAATTCTTTTGTTAATAGAATCATTTTGTTTTTTTAATTCTTATATGTATATTTTAACAAGTTTTTAAAACATTGTCAAGAGAATATTTAAATAGATAAAAAAACCTTAGTTAAAAGGTTTTCTTATTTACCAAGTTGTTTCTCTGACAGTTTTATTTTTTTTCTTCTATAGTAGAAATACCTGCTCTCATTGTTATAAAAGCTAATCCTTCAAGAACTAATTGATTATCTGCTTGTAACAAACCAAGAGCAATCATTAAAATTCCGATAAAATAAGTCTTTTTACCTTTAAGAAAATTCAATACTTCCATATTTTTAAAATTAATTATTACTCTCTTGCCTGTTAGTTGACTTATTTAGTCTAATAATAAGGGGGACAGAATTAGAAAAAATAAGCCAATTAGCAAGCAAGAAATTCTTGCTAAGCTTTCATTATATAACATAACGCCATATAAACAGGAATATTACTAGATGAATCTGAATCATTAGTGCTAGGAGTTCCGCTAACTCCTCCGTGGTTATGTTCTGCATTTGCACTCATTGCTCCTGTATTGTCCGTTCCACTTGCATTACTAATAATACTTATAGAATGTCTGTGATTTGCATTATTATTTGAAGCTACACTTTCTCCTGAACCATCTTCAACAGTGTCTGTTCCAAGATTGAAATAATCACTGAATCCTGTTACAAGATGCGTATGATTTGGTCCTGTGTGAGTATGAGATAAATTTACACTTGCTACTGTATGTGTATGAAAAGCTAAAGTGTGATAATGAGTATCTTCTCCGTCAACTGTTAAAGGAGCGTCAGTTCCTCCTGCTCCTCTTACAAATTTATCTCTTAAATCTGGAGTTCCATTATTTCCATCACATAAATACCAACCTGCTGGAATTGAACCTACTGAACCACTCCAAAGAATAATTCCTCCGCTCGGAATAATAAATTCTTTAACATATTCAACATTCGCAACTAACTGGTCTAATTTTAATTCAGTTATAATTTCGCCATCTAGCCAATCTATATCAGTCCAAGACATAATTTTTTATAATTAAAAATTAAACTATTTCTTCTTTACTAGTTTACCACTTTTTAAATCAATTTGATAGTCAAAAGCTGAAATTTTAGAAATACTTTCTATTTCTTGGAGTTCTTTAAAAACATCCATATTATGTTCAATTTGCTTACTTCTTTCTCTTATTTCAATTTTTTTAACTTTTCTGAATAATCCTTTAGAAGCACCTTCTTTAATTTCTTCTAAGACTTCAATTTCTTCTTTAAATTTTTCAGTTTCATCAATTTCTTCTAATCCAATAACAAATTTACCGATATTTTCTTTACCTATACCATTATCAAATTCTATTTTCATTGTCTTTTGATTGTGGACACGTCCTTCAATGTAAAACAAAATTTTTCCATCATTCTTGTTGTAAAATATAATCATAGTTTTCCTTTATCTAAATAAATATAATACTTATAATTAACTTCTTGAGCAGAATCATCATAAGCATTGAAAAAATCAAAAAAAATATTAAAATTCTCATCATCTAAGTATGCTTTAACATACATTGAACCAAAACTACTATCAGCACCAAACGGAAGTGAAAACCAAGTATCACTTCCTAATTCTTCAATATACGCAACTCCTATAGGAATATAATCAAGATTGTGAGAAATTTTAATAATTTGATTTTCACGATTAAATAAAAAATGATAGCCTGTTCCTGTATCAGTAATATTAATATCAGAACCATTTTTAATAGTTGATATTTTTAATTCAGTAGTAGAAATAACTGAACTTACATAATAATCTGAATATTCATCTAAAGGAGTTGGAAGAGTATTTATACTAGATAAATGAATCCTATCTCCACTACTTAATCCGTGTGCTGTTGAAGTAGTAATAACATCTGTTGAAGCGTTTGCTGTAAATTTAATTCCATTTGTCTTGTAAAATAAATGGTCTCCTGAACCTGTGCTGGTAATATTAACCGCAGAACCACCACTTGTTAGAGATACTTTAAAAGTTCCAGTAGTAGCATTTATTACATAGTAATTTGAATTAATACTTAAAGGACTTGGCAAAGTTCCTGTTGTATAAAATTTTATTATCTGTCCATTTTCTAATCCGTGAGGATATTCATAAGGAGTAGATAATACATCAGTTGAAGCATTCGCAGTAACTACCATTGAATTAAGAGTGATAGGAGTAATAGAATCATTTCCAGACCCAGAAAGAACCCCTTTTAATAATGGATATTTTGAAGTTATTATCATTTTTTCGTCATCTGCTGTTTTCACATCATATCCTTCTTGTGAAATTCTAAAACCATAATCACCCATTTTTCTGTTTAAAAATTATATAATAATAAGTATCAGCTGTCCCTATAATATCAATTATTTCAGAATTTATTCCAACATCAACCATTTCTAAACAATCTACATCTTCATCGTCTTGGACTAATTCGTATAAAAGATAAGCTGGATAATACCCTAAATTATGAGTTATTGGTCTTGCTACTCTTCCAAAATCGTGAGTTCCTGAGCCTGTATTAGTAATATCAATCGCTGAACCTCCACTTGTTAAGGACAATTGGAAAGTATTTGTTGTTTTATTAATCACATAATAATACAAATTCCAATCTAAAGGAGCTGGAAGTGTATCAGTAGAATCTACCCAAATTCTGTCTCCATTACTTAATCCGTGTGCTGTTGAGGTAAGAATATTTGTTGAAGCATTCGCTGTAAAATCACCTGTTATTCTACTATTAGTTATTTCAATACCTTTTTTATGAATTATTTGAGAAAAAAATGAACTTGACAATATACAATCTTTATCATCACAAGTTTTAACATCATAACCTTCTTTTGATATTCTTATTCCGTAATCAGTTGAACTTGAACCACTAGAAATACCATTGTTTATTATTTTTTCTTCTATAGTAGAAAAATCATCTAAAAATACATAAACTGTGAAATAAATAGTATCTCCTGCTACATTTCCATTAAAATTATTATCTATACTGCCTATTACTAATTCATTTTGATAGTTTTTAGCATTTATATAACTATAATCTACAGAATTAAGATGAGATTCTTCAACTCCTGTGGTTGTTCCTCCATTATAAATAACAAAAAAAGGAGCATAATACCCAAGATTATGACTAATTGTAATAGCTTTATCTAATGGATAATATTCCGAATCACCTGAAAAATCAGCTGTTAAATTAACAGCACTTCCTCCTAAAGTTAAAGAAACTTTAAAAGTATTATCTGTTCTAGAAACAACATAATAAATAACACCTTCTACTATCGGACTAGGAAGTCCATCTCCCCAGTCATTAAATTCAATCATATCTCCATTCTGTAGTTTGTGGTTAGTATGAGTAAAATAATCTGTTGAAGCAGATGCAGTAAATTCTCCGCTATCTGCTGGAAGTGTTACACTTACTGAATATACATTAAAAATTTTCAATGTTTGGAAAGCAGAACTATACACTAAAAACCTGTCATCACAAGTTTTAACATCATAGCCTTTTTGTGAAACTGCTGCTCCATAATCTCCCATAAAAATAAAACACTGATTAAAAATATTTTTAAAATTTTCCAACTAACCGTCCTATCAAAAGTCTATCATTTGCTCCATCATTCATAAGAATTCTAGTTTCTGTCCCGTCTATTTTAACATTAGTTCCTCCAACATTCGCTGCAACATTGATAGTGCCAGTTGTTAATTTATCAACAGATAAATCATTTATTTTTGCATTTGTTACAGCTAAATTATCTATTTTTGCTGAAGTTACTGCTAGATTATCTATTTTCGCATTAGTAACTGCTAAATCTTCTATTCCTTCAGTTTGAACAATTCCATCTTTGATTCCATTATCACTATTTTCATTATTTGAAACTAATTTTCCTCTAAAAAATCTTTTTTTTGAATCTAAAACAATTCTATTCCCTTTATAAATAGAAATTACTGAATTGATTGTTTGGGTAGAAGTTGCCATATTTTTTAACTAATATTAATTCTAGAAGAAATGATTCTATGGGGACTTTCAAGATATTCATTATCAGATATTTCTCTTAATGTTAATTCTTGGTTAAATCCTTCTGATAAATTTAAACTACTTCTTATCCTCATTAATCTATAATCTTTAGTTTCATCCGTATCTGAATCTGTAATAGAAATTCTATCTTTAATTTGTAATTGTGGAAGTCCTTTAATTTTAATAATCAAACTTCTTAAAGGATTAGAATATTTATCAACAATTCTTCTTGATAAAATTGCTGCATAATCTGCATTATCAATATAATCATTTTCAATTTCTAAAATCTGCTCTCCGTATAAAGCTACACTATCTAAATTTTCAAAAACTTCACTGATTGTATTAACGATTATAGCAGGAGTTCCTCTAAGTTGAAAAGTTGTTAGATAAGCAGAATAAGTTTCGTGTGAATTAGTTAAAACCATTTTAGCAGTTTCTGCAAAACTAGAAAATTCTTTCATTTCTACATAAGCAGACATATTATCGCCTAATCCACTTGATAAAGTATTTGTAATAAAATCAGTTCCTTCAACTGGCGTAACAATAGAAGAGCAAGGAGTAGTTTCGTTTTCATAAGAATAATTAGCCCAAACTGTTATTGTTCCATTCGCAGGAATTTCAATAATTCCTTCATCTGACCAGACAATTTGTTCTCCTAAAACTTCTCTTGGTTTCGCAGTAACTATGCAACGATTAATAACTGAACTATAATCGTATTCCATATCTATTATTTCATCTGTTGTTAATGCTAATTGAACTCCTAGATGCGGGTCCCAACTATAATGTTCTCTATTTTCAAATCTTAAAATACCATTTTCGTCTTGATAGAAGTAGCCTTCTTCAGCTTGGCAAATTTCTCTTATTGCATCAGACGCTTTTGTTCCTGTATCAAAAGAAGCAAAGCCAATAGTATTTAAACCGACATCTAAAGAATACTGATTTGGATTAAATCCTATATCTATTAAAATTTCTTCAATAATCTGGTCGCTTCTTTTATTTACAAACATTGCAGAATCCATTTTATGTCCCATAAAAGTATCAGTATAATCTCTACAATGCAAAGAAAGTTCACGACTTCTTTTATTTTCTTTAACTTCTTTGGCTACTCCTTCAAAAACAGGTATAGTATTTTTCCCAAAACCAACTCCCATTCTAACAACTCTCTGTGGTTTAATAAAATCGCCTATTTCAGAATCATATCCGTAAGTAAATCGCTTAGTTGTATTATCTAAAACTAAATCTCCCATTGCGATAAAAAGTCCGCCATTCGGTTCTTCTAAATACCTTTCATATTCTAACTGTTTAACATACTCAGTTTCATTATAGAAATAAAATTTATCAGATTCAGTAATAAATTCATTTGAATCTCCTTTAATAATATCAGTGCTACCAACAGTAGAAGACCCAACAACTGCGAAAGAAATTGAAGCATCGTAAGTTCTAGTCCAAGAAATTCTTAAATAATAAGAAAGATTTCTTGTAGTAGCTTTTGAATCTTGATTGAAAGTTGTTGAAACTGTTTGCATTATCTTGAGTTTACTTCTATTAATTCAAGTTGAATACTGATTCTGTATTCATTTCCAGCTCCTCCTACTCTTGTAGCTTGTGAAAGTCTTGGAATTACTTCAACGCCAGATTCAGCTACTCCTATCTTAGAATAAGTAAAAGTTGGAGTTAAATTATTATCAATAAAATTATTAATTGCGTTTTGTAATGTTTCAAAATCAGTTTTACTTAACATATCATAATTAAGGACATATTTGTATTTTCTATAAAAAACATCTGTCCTAGCTTTTCCGCTTAGAGTTGTAGAAGTTACTTCTCCTTCTATTGGAGTAATAGACCAAGTAGTTGGATAAGGAAGTGTTACTGTGTTTAAGGTTGGTTGCATTTTATAATTTTATGCTAATAATTCTAATCCTCTAGCTTGACGAGTTTGATTGATTGCGTCAAGAATTTCTTGTCCCAATTTTCTTTTTTCCATTTGAGAACCTGCATACATACCAATATCTACATTTATACTTATATTATTTTGCGTTCCTGCTTGAGAAGCACTTTCAAGATTTTTATTAGGAATAACTCTTCCACTATTATTAGGAATAATTAATTCTGGACCATTTTCTCCTACTAGATAAGGTTGATTTTTAGAAATAGGACCTCCAACAGCTCTAGCACTATAATCAGATTCTTGTGCTAAATATGCTTTCGCTTTTGAGTATTCTTTTGAATTGACAAAATCCTCAAGTTCTTTTTTAACTTCTTTCAGATGTTTTTTTAATTCTTTTAATTTTTCTTTGTGAGAATCTTTCAAATCATCCATTGCTTCTTCAAATTCTTCTTTTCTTTCTTTTCTTTCTTCTTTATATTCCAATTCTAATTCAGCCATTTTTTCAGCGTGAGAAATTCTTAATTCTTGCAATTCTTCTTCATACTGAGTTGTTGTTTCAATTTTCTTTTCTTCATACTGAGCAATTCTTTCTGCTTTTTCTTCTTCATAAGCTAATAATCTTTCAGCTTTTGCTTGTTCATTTTTGAATTTTAATTTATCTATTTCATCAAGATTTTGATAATCTCTAATTGTTTGAATTTCTGTTCCGTAAGCATCTACATCTTCTTTGTGAGTTTCTAGAAAATCTTGTATATCTTTGATTTGCTGAGCCATTTCCCATCTTTTTTCACTACTTTCTTCACTAAGCATATCTTTCTGAAGTTTTGCGACTTCATCTTGCTTATCTACAATGGTTTGTGCAATGCTTTCTCTGTAATCTTTTTCATTATCTTTTTCTCCTTTTTGGAATTTTTCATCAATTTCTGCTAAATCTTCAGTTAATTGTTCTTGCAATTCAACCATTTGCTTATTATAATCTGCTCTAATAGAAGCCATTTCTTTTGCAAAATCTTCATTCATCTTTAAAATGGATTTTTTAAAATCCGTTTCCATATCTTCTAAATCGTCTTTTAAGTCGTCTTTAAGATTATTTTTGCTTTTTTTATAATCTTTATCTTCTTTTTTAATATTATCGTAGGCTTTTTTAATATTTTTGCCTAAACTTTCAAATTCATTCGCAGCACTTTTTGCTCCTGAACCTAAATCAGCAGTTACATCTGAAAGGTCACTTGAAGTTTTTTTAAGGTCTCCAGAACCTTTCATAAGTGAAGATAATGCTTCAACAGTAGCATTATCAGCATTAAGCCAAGCTTCAGCTATATCTGTTGCATCTGTTTTAACTGAATCTGCTAATTTAATAAATTCTTCGTCAAAATTTGAAGAAGTCCATCCTTCAAAATTTCCGTGGACTAAATTATTAATATTAGTCCAAAGGTCTTTTGCTCCTGCCCATACTATTTTAAATTGTCCAATAAAAATTTTTCCAATCATTGAAGCTAAATTAAATAAACTTCTAATAATCGCTGCAATGCTATTAGTAAAAGCAGAAGTCCAATGAGTTACTTCAAGAGAATTACTATCTAAAACAGTAATTATTCCATTCATTGCAGTTTTAAGAGTATCATAAATACTTCCAATAGCTATTTCTCCATCAGAAGCAACTCCTAACATAGAAGCTCCTAATCTTATCATATGGTCTTCAAGATTTGACCAAGCACCAGCAACTGTTGTTGATTGTTTACCCATTAAATTTTCAAATTTTCCTCCTTCTTCTGTAAGATTAAAAATTGCTTCTTCAACCTGACCAAAACTCGGTGCCATTCCATCTTCCATATCTTTTTTAACTTGAGCTGCTGATTTTCCTGTTACTTTTGCTAATTCTTCTAATAAAGGAACTCCTGCTTCAGTAAACTGTCTTAATTCGTTTCCTGTTAATTTTTGAGCTGTTCTAACCTGTCCAAAAGCTAATACTAATTGAGGCAATTTATCTTTACCAACTCCTGCTGCAATATTTCCCAATGCTTCAAAAGTAGGAATAATTTTTTCTGCTGAAATTCCATAAGCTAATAAAGATTTTGCTCCTTGTTGAACATCTGGCAAATTGAATGGGGTTTTCATTGCGAAATCAGAAATTTGCTTCATCATAATCCTTGCTTGGTCAGCACTTCCTAACATCGTTTCAAATGCAACTCTATTTTGTTCTAAATTAGAAGCACTTGTAACCATACTTTTTCCCATCGCTGAAATAGCAGTAGTAATACTTTGTATTCCAACAAAAGCCAATGCAGCTGAACCTCCAAGTTTCAACATTCCTGCAGTAGATAAATCTCCCATTTTTTGAGATTGTTTTCCAACATTTCCTAAAGAAGAACTTAAATTATCAAAAGAACCACTATTCTTCTTAGCGTCATCTGAAAATTGTTTTAGATTTTTTGAAATTTTATTTAAAACCGCTGAAACATTATCTATTGCTTCAAGCTCTACTCGTAAATCTCCAATACTTTTAGCCATTTTTTTTCTTTGCTTTATTCTTGAAACTTCTCTTTACTACTGTTTTTTTCAAGTGCATTGGTAATTGAGATATTCCAGAAACATCTCTTTTTCTTTTCTGACTAGCAAGATATTCTTCAGTAGGAAATGGTAGAGGAGAGTCCACCCATTTTTTAGCCGATTTTTCATCTGCTTGCAACATAAACTGAAATTTAAGGTTAGCATTTCTTTCATTTTCAGTATGATTTGAAGCAATCTGGGCTAGTCTATATACATCTTCCCAATACATATTGTAGTAAATTTCTGTATAAGACCAGCCATAACGACTAGCAAGAACATCTATAATCCAATCCCAAAGACTTATATCTGGAAACTTTGAAACTTCTTCTTCTTTTTTTAATCCAATTATACCCCTAGACTCTCCTTGATAGGGGTTACGAAGTTTTTTACGTTTCCCATAAAATCATTCAATTCAACTATTTTTTTATAAGCAATCGGGATTTCTTCTGGATTAGCTTCCGTTTTCAAGAACTCTACATCAACATCTAAACATTCCGCTACAAAACTTAGCATTTTGTCAGGAACAAGCATCATAACATCCCAGTAAGTGATTTCTGATTCCAATCCTTCTTTTTTGAGTTGTTCTTTTGATTTTCCTGCTGTAAGTTCTATATCGCTGTAAGTTTTTTGAACAGCACTAATCATTCGTAGGAATGATTTTTGACATTCATAATGTTTTCCAGCTTTCATTTTAGTAATGACAATTTCCTTATCATTAATAATAATAACATCTTCTTTTTTTCGCGGAATGTCTTCCTTCGTCTTCTCACTCATAACTTTAATTTTTAATTAATTAAACAAGATTCTTATTAGATGTCTTCATTAATTGAGAACAATTGGTGTCCACTAGCAAAACTTGTATTAGCGTAAGCGGTAAAAGTAACTTTAATAGTAGTTGGATTTTCTCTTTCAAAATTAGATTCAAAACCTTGAGACCTTGTTTTAAAGAAAGTCCATACAACATTACGAGCAGAAGGAGCATCATTATCAGGAATTGTTAATTCAAGAGCATAATACTGAGGAATTGTTTTTCCACCAACAGAAGTTTTTTTGTCACTTGCATCATCAGAAGATTCGTAAAGTCCAATTGCGTATCTTAAATTATCTGAATCTGATTCTAACATTTCAAACTCAACTGTTGCTGTTTCACTGATAATAGCTGTTTCAACTGCTGCAAGATGTTGGTCACAATAAATATCTTGAGTTTCATAACTATAAGCTATTTTAACTCCACCTGTTGTTGCTCCTACATCTACACCAGTTGCAAGACCGATTACAAAACCATCTGCATCAACAGTATTTAAAGCTGTAGTTGCTCCAATTTTAACAATCGCTCCACCAGTGTTTATATTTTCAACATTGATAGCCATTTTTTTCAATTTAACTGTTATTAGACTCCTTCCTTACTTTACTCTTACTGAATAATTTCTAATAATGGTTTTTTATCTCTGCCTTGTATTGATAGAATATGTTTAGCGTCTCTAATATCCACTTTCAAAATAGAATTTTCTCCGAATTTCTGTTCCCATACATAAATTTTTCCACTTATAATACCATTCGCTTTAAATTTATTAGAAATGCCATTATAACGAATAAGAATAAATTTATTCTCATTTTGTAATTTTCCTGATAAATTCCAACCATCCGGAAGTTGTAATATGAGTCAAATCAGTAATTCTAAATTAATCATGAAATTAACTAATTTAATTAATATCA